GCCAAGAAGAAAGACTGGAGTAATTGGAAACTTTAGAACAGCTTAATAAAGATTCTAAAGTATTTGAGTTTGATTCCACCTTCAAGCCACTTCCAATAGTCGGCTTGACTGGTGAGGCTTGGCGCAAAGCGATGCGCCTTAATAGTCTTGGCAGTCTGTACTTTTTTATCAAGATCACCCTCCGTCGTAGACGCCTCACTGAAGCATTACACAAGCCTTTATGTCAATCCCTCGAACGTCGGCATGTGAAGGACGTTTATGAAATCCCACGCGACCACTTCAAATCCACTATCTGCGGCGAAGGTCTTCCAATGTGGCGCGTTCTCTTCTGCTCAGATGAGGATCTACGAGAGTTTCAAAGACTTGGTTACCCTCCTGAGTTTATTCGATGGCAGCAAGAGATACACAGACCAGAAGCCCGCAATTTACTGGTCTCTGAGAACATCACCAATGCTGGTAAGCTTGGGAGAAAAATTGACTTTCACTACGAATCCAACCAAGTATATCGTAATATCTTCCCTGAATTAATTCCCACCTCCTCTGAAATATGGTCCAACATCTCCAAGTGCCACAGGCTGCCGACACAATGTAAGTCACTGGGGGGACATGGGGAAGGCACCTTCGATTTTCTTGGCGTCGGAGGTGCCCTCCAGTCTAGGCACTATAATGGATTAGTGGTTCAGGATGACTTGGTAGGACGCAAAGCCATCGAATCTCCGTCCATTATGGACAAGGCTATTGAGTGTCATCAACTCATGGTCGGCGCTTTTGAAAACGAAGATGCTCTTGAAGATAACGATGAGTTAGTAGTTGGAAACCGATGGGGTTACTACGATCTTAATAGCTGGATAAGAGAGAACGCTCCTTGGTTCTCCTTTCAAACTCACTCCGCAATGGGTGGTTGCTGTGCTACACATCCGATAGATACTCCGATTTTTCCAGAAGAGTTCTCCGCTGAGAAGCTCGCTCGTTGGCGTGAGCGTTTAGGCGCGTATCAGTTTAGCTGTCAGTTTCTAAATAACCCCGCTTCCCCTGAAAACGCTGCCTTCAAAGAATCCGATCTCCGACATTTCTCTATTTTCAAAGGTGAGAACGATGAAGAAATTATTCGACACGAAGTCGTCGATGGCGTTATCGTTAAGGATATTAAAGTATCTCATTTATCAGTGTGCATGGTCACTGACCCAAATCATAGCGGCGCTGAAGGCCGCTGCCGTCACGCTATCAACGTCGTTGGCCTTTCGTCTGATGGCCGTTATTACCTGCTTGACTGTTGGGCCGAAGCCTGTGAGTCCGATAAATACATCGCAAAGCTCTATGAAATAGCTGCTAAATGGAACATGCGTAAGCTCGGTATCGAGACTGTTGCGGCTCAGAAGTACCTCGCTTATCACATCAATTATCGAAATAGACTGGAGAATCGTAACCTTCGTCTCATTGAGCTTAAAGGTGAAGTCGATGCCCCTGACGGTACTATCACTCGAAAGAAAGAGTGGAGAATCCGAAACGTACTTTCTCCCATCTTTGAATCTAATAAGTTTTACACTCAGCGTAGGTTTCAAGATTTTAAGGGTGAATTCACTTCTTTTCCTCGTGGCAGATTCGTGGACTTACTCGATGCCTTGGCCTACGTCCCACAGATGCTACGACTACCACAGTCCTGGGTAGAGGGTCAGAAGTGGAAGATGCAGAACGCAGCTTGGGCACGTAAGATAAATCTGCCCTACTCGATAGGAGCACGATGATGCCATCACATCATTATTTTGATATTATCGCTGGTGTTGTTCTTGTTTGCTCACTTATAGGCTCTGTTCTCCCTCCCTACGAAGTATTCTCCTTTGCTCCGCGTTTTCAAGTAATCTATAGAATTCTCGTTGTTTTTGTAGGCACCGTTGGCGCTCTTAATCTTCGTAGTATAACAATGAAACTTTATCCTTCTTATCAAAAGGTGGTAACAAATGGCAAAACGACGAACGATACTTCTGCTCCTCCCGCTCCTCCTACTACTTAGTGGGTGTCCGCAGGACCCCTATAAAGCGGCTTTACAAGGCTCAGCCGATGTTTCTCAGGCTGTTAGTTCTGCTATTAAGATCACAGCCACTTACTATAGTGCTGGTACTATAGATGACAAAAAGAAAGCCACCGTCGCTGGTATTCTTGATACTGTTACTAACTGTAACACAGTTTTTCGTCAAGCTGTAGTAAACACTCACAACTCTGGTCAAACTGTAAAACAGTCTTTTCTACCAATCGCAGATTCCTTCGTTCGTTGTGCTCAAATTACCCCCCAAGTTATGAATGATCCGAGTGTTTCGGCGATTCTTAAAGCTGTTGATACGGCTATTAACGGATTGGCTCTCGCAGTTCAGAGCGCGAAAGGAAAGTAAATGGATTCTAATGTTGCAGTTATGCTAGGCTTGACTATCCTTGATGAAGTAATCAAATTCATTAAGTCTGTCAAAGGACAGGCAGGACTAACTCCTGAGCAGTTGGTTGCTTTGGCAGATGCACAGGATTTGCAGAACAAGGAAGATATCAAAGCTCTTTTGGCTCTTTAATGCCTGATAGAAACTTCATCCCTGTTAAGCTGTCTAACGACGCCGAGTCGAAGCTAAAGGTGCATTTGAAAATGCGTATTCTGGCGCTCGAAGACGGTCTCCGCGAACTTCATGAAACTAAGATCGTTAAATGGCGCAAGGCGTATGAGGCCACGCCTAGGGAGAAAACCCGTGAGTTCCCATTCTATAACGCTTCAAATCTGGTTGTTCCTATTATTGCTACTTTCAGTGACACCTTACTTGCTCGTGTTATGTCGGCGGTATTGAAGACAAGACCTCCTTGGGTTGCTAAAATTTTTGGTTCTCATAAAGATATTGATGACTCCGTTCGGACGGGACTCGAAGAGTTTATGGAGTATGTTGGAATTGAACCAACGGAGTTGGATCTTTACAGAGTCTACCACGAATGGTTTGGTGAAGGTATCAAATACGGTACGTCCGTTCTAAAATGCCCGCATGAAATTCGCTATCGAGATGAACTCGTAGAATCTGAAGGAGATGGCTCTGGTAGAAAGGAAGTCGCTTTCATGCGTGAAACTGCGTATGAAGGCCCACGTCCTGAGAAGATAGCTTTTGAACACTTCTTGATTCCTCCTGGAGCTAAGTCTCTCGAATCTGCTGATATTCGGATTCATAAACGTGTAATGATTAAAAGTGAACTTGAAGAACGGCGATTCTTCAAGATTTATGATCCTTTGAGAGTCGATTCTATTCTATCTCGTCCTGATCGGACCTCTCCTGCTTATCCTCAGTTAATGAATGAAGAGACTCTCGGAGCCAAGACGACGGGTACCTATGGTTACAAAGAATGGGATCTCTACGAATGTTGGCTAAACTGGCCTACTCCTGATGGTAAGTATAAGCCTGCAATAATCGCCACGTATCACAAGAACTCTGATACTTTAATGCGTGCTATCTACGATACGCATACGATACTGCCGTTTGCTTTAGCACGCCTTTTCTACCGCGATGATATGATTTACGGATATGGCTTCTGTGAAACCATGTGGGCTTTTCAGGAGGAGATTTCTGAACAGCATAATCAACGTCTCGATAATCGTACTATCGCTAACACTCGCGTGTGGCGCGTTTCTCCTGATTCTAAGCTCCACGCAGGATATCGCATCTATCCTTCTGCGTGTGTTCCGGCGGAGAAGGACGAAATTGAATCCTTACAGGCTGGAGATATATCACAGCAGACTATCGACGATGAAAGATTCTCTCTCGAACTTGCCGAGCGACGAGCTGGAATAAGTCCTCCAATGCAAGGGGCGGGGGCAGGGTCCCAGGGTAAGCGGGGGATTTATACCGCTATGGGCACTTTATCCGTAATGCAAGAAGGTAATAGAAGAACTGATCTTAATATATCGGATCTCCGATATGCTCACACCAAACTCGGTAGAATTCTTCTTGCTGATTATGCTAAGTTCGGTGTTCGTTCTTCTCTTCTTGAGATGTTTGGAGAGAAGGCGTCGAAAATAACGAAAGCCTTAGAGGCTGTGAAATCCGCTAGGATTGGACTTCCGATCTACTCATCCACGGCGTCTGTTAATAAAGAAGTCGAGAAGCAGAATCTTTTCTTGTTGGTTAATTTAATGCGTCAGCATTATATGGGCATCGCCAACCTAATTAATCAGACCTCTAGTATGATGACTCCTCCAGAAGTAAAAGTTTACTTGGCTCAGGTTATCAAAGCCTCTAACATAGTTATGAAGAACGTACTTCGTAACTTCGATCAGGAGGACGTTGATCTTCTAGTACCAGAACCGCAGTTAGGAGGTCAAGGTGGCCAACAAACTGGACAAACTCCTGGTGCAAGCCCACAAATTCCGAGCATGGATAGGCCAGCCGGAGGCGGAATGCTTCAATGAATTTCTTCACGATTATCGAAAAGAAGTATTTGATAAAATCAGTACTTCTCACGATACCGTGGAGATATATCGCTTTCAAGGTGCTCTCAAAGTTCTGGATACTCTGCTCGGACTTCGTGACGAAGTGGATACTTATATCAAAGGCGTATCTAGCGGTAAAATGCGGAAGATAGAAATAGAAAAGGAGAAACCAAATGCCCTGGGGAACTAAAAAAGAAGAAATACCCGATGAACTAAAGGATCTAGGTCTGACACCTGCACAAATCCGTGAACAGGTTTTGAATAACAAGAA